CGCGCGGTCAAGAACCTTGCGTGTTTGTCGGCGTGTCTGTTGGCTTTGGCTTTGATTTCAGTCCATTGCCTGCCAGTACGCCGCCCAGTGATCCAGTCAAGAAAATTGCCAACGTTTTCAATAAGTCAATAAACGCTGCGTCGTTAGGGGCTTGGTTGCCAATTGGTTGCGTCACAAAAATCAGCGCGTAAGTAATTCCTAAGGTCACAATAAGAAAAACCAGTGCAAGGGTTGATCCAATAATTAAAATCAGCTGGGCGTGAATTTCCTCAGGCGTTTTGCGACGTGCTGGTTTATTCCGATTTAATTCCAAGTATGTCGTCAGTGCATGTTCCAGTCGGGACGCATTGCGGTTTTTGACATTCTGGTTTTGACCAGTTTTCGTATTCTTGACATTCATAACGAATCCACCCCTGATAACCGCAAGCAGATAGCCCCAACACTGACCCCAATGCCAGGGCTATTGCCGCGGCTTTTCGGGCTATTTCCCCGTTAACCCGAAACTCTTGTCGCTAGGGTTTAACCAGCGCAAAATCACTGGTGCAACCGCTGCAACGCCTGCCATTGCAAGCGTTTTTGGATCAGTCACGCCCGCCATGTATAGGGCTAGGGCTGCTGCCATGAATGACCGCGCCCATGACGCGGCTAGGGCTTTTGCTTTGTCCATTTTTTTGCCTCCTTTGTTGGTTTTGCTGCCACTTTTGGCATTTCAACGACTGGGTATTCGCCCTGGTATGGGGCAAATTTTGGAATACCAAACCCGACAATTTCCTTGCCAACGTTGCGAACCTTGACCATGACCATGCCGCCGTTGCGTTGGTCGCCCGTGCCGCTGGTGTTGCCTTCAATTGTTATGCACTGCTTATCGTCAATTAAACCGACAACAATGCCAACGTGTGAAATGCGATCAACGCCGTCATGTGGAAAGTCCATGAAGGCTATGTATCCCAATTGCGGAATGTTTGACCAACGGTTGATTTCCTTAAATTTATGCGCGCCGATTGCAGTGCTAACGACTGAATGAATCTTGACCCCAGCCGTGTGGCAAACCCAATTGACAAAACTTCCGCACCATGGCAAACCGTCAGCCTTTGTGAATTTGCCGTACTTTGTGAGGTTGTCGCCTTCCTCAATTGTGCCGACTTCAGCTAGGGCGACTTCAATTAGCCGCGTATTTGTACCGTTTGGCAATGTCACGATAACAGCAATTTCGCTTCGTCGTCAGTAATGCCAAGTTTTGCCAATAATGCAGCCTTTGCGTCAGCCATTGTTGCCGCGTCCTGCTTGGCTGTTTTGTTGGCTAATTCTTTTGCTTCAAATTCTGCCAATTCTTGTTCGTTCATTTCACGTTCAACGATTTCATTCGTTGACACGTTATGGATAAGGATTTTTGGCTTTGTCATTAGTTCACCCCGTAGATTTTGATTGTTCCCGTTGCTGCAAAACTGCCTGATGAAAATAGGAAATTTAATTGAGGACATGCTACCGCGGCGGCGGCGGCGTATGTTGAACCGCCAAACATTGCTGGTCGATAATTTCCGTTTGTCACGCCGTACACACCATAAGCCCCAGAAATTTGTTTCTGACTAGTAGATGAATAGTTATAGATCCAAAACGACGTGCCGTTAACGTTAGTACCTGCGCCAGTGCTGCTATTGACGTCTTTTGCAACGTTAAAAACGCCTCCAGTTAAATTTGCAGATGACAATGGATTCGTTCCATTATAAGCAACGTCAACACACTGTGCGTTTATTGCGCCCGCGCTTGCATTTTTCATTTCGCATTGCAAGTCGGTTCCAGTTGTACCTGGTCGAAAATCAAGAATCGTCACAAATAAATGTTTGTAACTTTGATTTATTCCCGTTATGGAAATTGTTGTGGTGGCAGTGATGTTAGTGGTGGATAGCAATGTCATGCCGCCAGCCGCAGGCAATGCAGCCCACTTTAAGCCGTCCGCTTCTGCTGCGTCAGCAGTCAAAACGGTGCCGTCAGCCCCTATGCCTTGGCGAACAAATGTTCCTGATCCAGTGGCGACAACAATGTCACCTTTTGTTGTCATTGCAGTCGCCATGGAATTCGTCACTGTGACGGTTCCTGAAGTGCCACCGCCTGAAATGCCAACCCCAGCGGTTACGCCTTCAATGTCGCCTGTTGTTCCTGTTGCCCATGTTGGAACGCCACCAGCAACCGTCAAAACCTGCCCTGTTGTACCAATTGGTAAACGTGTATTTGTGTTGGCTGTTGCCGACGAATAAGCAAGATCGCCCAATGTTGTACCTGGTTGCAATGCCTTCAGTCGTGTGTCAACACCTTGCAATGCAACGTCAAAATCGGCTGGCAGGTCAGTGACCAAATCAGTCGAAGTTGGAAGCACAAACGAATAGTTGGTCGTCGGGTTTGCCATTTGTTTTTCTCCTTTTCTACGCCACTATTGTGGCAGATTCCCATGTCAATGTCGGCGACACGCTATTCCAACGTTCGGTGATCGGCACGTCATTCCAACGCATTGCCTGCAACGAATAGGCAAGCGGTGAAAGTAACAAGGTCACTGAAAGTTGGTTGTATGAGGCTTGAAACGACCAGCCTTCGACAAAACCCTGAAACGTACCTGACGCCATGTTAAGCGGCAGATTGTTCAGGGAGATTGCCTCACCCATAAAAATGCCAATTAGGTTGTCGCGGTCACTGTTGTCTAATTCTGGGTTTGTCAAATCAAACGTAATTTCGCTAAAAATTGGTTGTGGGTTAGCGCGAAGTGATAAATAAAACGCCGCTTGTGCGTTTGCGTCATTTGCGTCATGCAAGGTCGTTGAAATTATTTGGGCGAGATTGCCATAAATTGAAATTGACGCGAGATCGCTGTCTGACACGCTGTTGTTGCTGTTGCTGCCGTAGTTGATTGTTATGGCGTTGCGTACGTCTCCCACGCGGGTTTCTATGCGTAACCCAGCGGCACGGGCTTGGTTAGCGTCAAGATCAACGTAACCATTTGCTGAAAGGTAAGTCGTGCGGTGTGTGCTGTCTGCATAACCAATGCGACCTTGTGCGTCCTCGTAAATGTATCCCAGCCCCGACGTCGCCAAACCTGAAACTAACGAATAAACGTCTATTGGGTCATTTCCTTGTGAAGCTAGATCATAATTGCCAGGACGGTCAATTTCACCAAGCCCATTGTTTTCGGCGTTTGCCCACGTAATTGTCGGATCATAAGTTGCCCAAGTCAAACCCCCTGCAACCTGTTGCCACTGATTGTATAAAACCTGACTTAAAACCTCAAAAATCTGATCGCCGTCAAAATCGCGGGCAAGGTTTTGCGTCCGAATAATTTTTGGCAAACGTGCCAATGCGCCAAGCGCGGTGATCGAATAGGTTTGCGTCAGCATTGTTGAACCTACGTCACGCACTTCCAACCCAATGTCCACAACGTTACCGCCGAAAATCGGCACAAAAGTGTTTGAAGTATTTTTGATTGAAACACCTATCGTTGAATTTATGTTGACGGGAATTGCTGTTTGATTCACGTCAAGCAGCTGAATGTTGACATAACCTGCCTGCGCTTGTTCGTAAATGTTTGTTCGACCGCTGCGAATTGAAAGATTTGCCAAAACCGCGCTGGTGTATTCAACGCCGTCAATTTCAACCTTCCAAACGGGATTCCATTGCGTCATGCTAGTTGCAGGTTATTTGCGCCACCTGTGCCGCGATAGAACGAATTGTTAAGCGTGTCAATGATCGTGCGCGCAGTGCCTTCAGAATCTATTGCCCCATTGACTGTCAAGTTGATCGTTGTGCCTGCTGAAGTCATGCTGCCGCGATTACCACCTGACGCCGCCAAGATTCCTGCAAGGCTGGTTGTGCTGACACCTGAAACGCCTGAAGCACCCAAACCAGTGATTGCCGCTGCTGCGGTTGCTGCTGTGTTGGTTGCAGTTGATACGCCTTTACTAGTGCCACCACCTGTACCACCTGTGAACGTGCTGGTTGTGATCCCACCACCACCGCCACCGCCGCCCGTGCCTGCTGTTTCGCCACCTGTTGTGAAACTGCCGCCTCCTGGCATTGTGCCGCTAAAACCTGACGCACCTGGTGTTGCCACTGACGTTTCGCCAATTTTGGGAATGAACGCAATGTCGGCACCTGGCTTGACTAGGTTGATTCCGCGAATGATTAGGTTGATTCCTTCAATGTACATGTTCAGCAATGGTTTGATTGCTGACATGACTTTCGCAATGATGTTGATCGCAATGCTTGCAATTTGTCCAGCGTTTTGAAATGCCGCACCAATTACTTTTCCAAGTATCGGGGCAACAAACGCAATGACTTCATAAAACGATTGAAATTCATCTTTATTTTTTGCGATTGCATTTCTTACGTTGTCAAACACACTTTTGAGACCTGTAAAAATTGGCTGAACGGTGTTTTTGATTACGTTGCCGACTTCACTGATTGTTTTGCCAAACCCGTCCGTGCCAGTCAAACTGAACGCGCTAGTAAATGCAGTAATCGCAGGCAATGCGTTTTGATTTATAAACGATAAAAATTTGTCAAGGATCGGCAGCAGTGCAGTGCCTAGCGTTTCCTTTGCTTCGTCAAATGCGATCTGAACACGTGCAATTTTGCCAGCGTATGTTTCAGCATTTGCAGCGGCTGCGCCACCAAACAATGATGAAAGTTTTGTTTGCACCTGATCGAATGACATTGTTTTCAATTCAGCAGCTGATAAACCAATGCCCAGTTTGCCCAATGCTGCGGTGTTTCCGTCATAAGCCTTTGCAAGGCTGTTTGCAACGGCTTCGACTGGTTTGCCTGTTGCAGCGGCGACGTCAAGGGCAATTGCCAACAAATCTTGTGCCTTGCTGGTATCAGACGTACTTCTCACCAAACGCGCTAGGGCTGGGCGAAGTTCATCATCTGCCACACCTGTCGCCAATGACATTTGAAGGATCGAAGCCTCAGTCGCCTTGATCTGTGCGTCTGTTGCACCTGTGGCATTTTCCAACGCCAACGCCAATTGCGTCTGTGCCTTTTCGTCGTCAATTGCAGCCTTTACCGCGTCAATACCGATTGCAATGGCAGCAGCCCCAGCAGCGGCAGCAGCAGCGGCGAAGGCTTTACCAATTGCTAAACCAGCCTTGCCAACCTTGTCGCCAAATGTGTCAACGTCGCCACTAGCGGTTTTCAGCGATTTGTTGAGATTGTCAACGTCTCCAAGAATGGAAAGTTTAAGGGTACGACTACCGCCTGCCACTAGTCGTACTCCTTCACTATCTTAGAAAATGCTTGTTCCCATTTCTTGACAATGTCAGGCTGAACGCTGCGAAGTGTTGGATAAATAAACCAACCGCGTGACCCGCGACCTTCACGCCCTGACCACACTGGGAATTGCTTGTATTTGTTCGATCCGAATTCATAACCGCCCCACAATTGCTGGGTTGTACCGCCACCGCTTAATTTCTGCGACGCAAAACCGAATGACATTTCGCCAATTTTTGATGACTTAGATACCTTTGAACCCTGGGCAATTTTGCTTGCCACCCGATTGGACGCGCCACCGCTTGCTGAAATAATTTTGCCGCGAACGTATTCGGCTAGTTCAGACGATTGTTCCTTTGCTTGTTTTGTGGCTTCCTCGTCCATTGCTTTAAAGGACTTAAGGATCGCGCGTAATTCAGCCTTGTCGTAACTGATTGCTTCAGTTGCCATTTGCGCGCCTTTCCAAGATTTCGATAACGGTCAGAATGTCCTCAGCGGTATCAAATTCATTTGGTGATAGCCCCGTTGCCAGGGCTATCTCCCAAACGATTCGACTTAGGCTTCCGACTGGGTGACTTTTGGGTTTGCTTCACCGACTATCACTTCGGAGATTGTCTCCGTCCATGCTTCGATTGGCTTGACTGGTTTCCCAGCGGCTTCGCGCTTCATGGCGTGATAAGCAAGAAATACCAGATCAGAAATTCCGATCTTTTCCTGCGCCTGTGAAATTGTATGACCCGTATGTTTTTCCCACTTTACCCATTCAGGCGGTGCTGCCGTGTAGGTAATTTGGTCGCCGTTGTTGTATTCAATTGTTATTGGTAACTTCATTTTGTCTCCCGATTGTTATTTCTTAGCTGAATGTTTCGCTTGGATTGTTAACTACCACGAATGATAGTGACACTGTTTGCGCGTCTGGTGCTGCCCCGCCGATTGACGGCACGACTGGCATGACGTTGAACGTGAACACTGCACCTGTTGCAGCAGTTAATGAACACGCCAATGTTGTGTTTGGTGCTGTTTCCCAGGCTGTCCACAATGCTTCGCATAGTGATCCAGTTGCGCCCCAGTCTGCAAGCATTTCGACGTCAAATGTCCACTGGTCGTCAATGTGCTTGTAAGCCTTACCGTCAAGTGTCTGGTAAGTCTCAACGGTTGGTGAATTTGATAGCGTCGCACTGGTCGCCTGTGCGTCGTAGTTAACAGTTGCAATGGTCACGACTAGATCGCGACCGGTGATGATTGTCGTTGGCATTTTGTCCCCTAGGTTGTTTGTGTGTAGTACGTCGAAACGTTTATGTCTGCCACCAGCATTGGACTTTGACCTACTTCCAATACCGTTGGCTTTTCAACAACGCCAACAACGTATCCTGCGGGCATTGCCGCAAGAATTCCGATTATCAGTTTTTCCAGATTGTCCAGTGACGCCGCGTTGCTGTTTGATGCAACAATTGCACTGATTGCAAAATTTAATTTGACCTGCGTTTTTGCTTTGCCTATCAACGCCACTTCCATGTAGGGCGAATCTGGCACGATCACGATTGCAGGCGGTATTGGTGATTCAGGAACGCTTGAATAGCACGTGGCAGATAACGCGCTAAACGCATTGGCTAATGCGGCGCGTGTTTCGGCGATTGAATTGGCTGGCACTATTGACAAATTCCTTCGACGTCTAAAAACGGCTGAAGTAATGTCGAAACCCTATTCGTGAGACTGCGCCCCATTCTGTATGGCGTACTAGCAAAATCTACGCCTTGAATCTCGCCGCCTGCTGCAACGCGTGACTGAAATACTTCAACGCTAACTGCAAGCACTGCCGATTCAATTGGCGCGCTGGTTGCGTATAAATCAGCTGCTGAATAACCTTGAAGTGTTGCTGTACCCATTGGAATGATCTCGCGCAGTGTGACATTTGATGAAATCAATGCAACGGTGAATGAATACGGTGTCGCGCTGACGACTGTGAATGTTGCGCTAAACGGTGCTGGCAAACCTGTCACGATTACGGTTTGACCTGCAACAAAATGATGTTCGCGTTGGGTGTAAAAATACGCAACGTTTGATTCCAGTTTGTACGACTGAATTGCTGAAGTATTTGCAACAAGCATTGGCAAAATTACGGCTTCAGCAGTG